CGGCGCTGCTGCCGCCGAAGACCCGCGAGGCGACGTTCCGGCGTGCCCGCCTGTGCCAGTTCGCGACCGACGGCGCGAACGCCTTCCTGCCGCACGGCGTGTGGGATGCCCTGTCGACCGGGGAGACGGTCCCCGACGGCGCCGACGTCGTCATCGCCCTCGACGGATCGTTCAGCAACGACGCGACCGCGCTCCTGGTCGCCACCGTCTCCACCGCTCCGCACTTCGACGTGGTGGCCCTGTGGGAGCCGCCTCCGGGCGATGACCAGTACCGGGTTCCCGTCCACGACGTGGAGGACGTGATCCGCCAGGCGTGCCGTCGGTGGCGAGTGGTGGAGATCATCGCGGACCCGTTCCGCTGGACCCGCACGCTGCAAGCGCTGGAGTCCGAAGGGCTGCCCGTCGTCGAGTTCCCGCACAGCCCGGCCCGACTGACCGCGGCGACCTCGGACCTGTATCGGGCGTGCGTCGACGGCGACCTGTCGCACTCAGGGGATCCCCGCCTGGCGCGGCACGTCGAGAACGCCACCGTGATCGAAGACACCCGCGGCGCCCGCATCGCGAAGGAACGCAAGCACTCGACCCGCCGCATCGACCTCGCGGCGTGCGCCGTCATGGCGCACTCCCGGGCGACGTGGCGAGCGACCCGAAAGACCAATCGACGAGCAAGGAGTTACCGACGATGACCCCCACCCTTCCCGACCTGCTGCAGACGCTCGACGAGCGCCAGCACGTCTACAGCGAACTGGACCGCTACTACAGCGGCACCCAGCCCCTCGCGTTCCTGTCGCCCGAAGCGACCGACGCGCTGGGCTCCCGCTTCACCCGCATGGCGAGCAACCTCCCACGCCTGTCCGTGACGGCGCTGGCGGAACGTCTGAGGATCACCGGGTTCCGCCGCGACGGACAACCCGACGCGGCCCTGTGGGCGACCTGGACCGGCAACGACATGGACCAGCTGTCGGGCGTCGCGCACCGTGAAGCGCTCGCCATGGGCACGTCCTACGTCATCGTCTGGGCCGATGCGGCCGGCGCCCCGAAGATCACCTTGGAGTCGGCCCGCCAGGTGGTCACCGTCACCGATCCCGGCTCCGGTGTCACGACCGCCGCGGTGAAGCGGTGGGAGACGTCGGAGACGACCGAGGCCGTGGTCTACGGACCCGACGAGATCACCCGCTACCGGGCGAACCAGCTCGGCGCCGTCTCCGGGTTCACCGTCGTGGAGACGATCCCAAACCCGCTCGGCCAGGTGCCGGTCGTTGCACTCCAGAACGCGGACCGGCTCATGGACTGCGGCGTGTCGGAGATGGCGGACCTGATCCCGCTGGTCGACGCGCTGAACAAGGGGTTGGCCGACATGCTGGTGTCGAGCGAGTACTACGCCCGTCCCCGCCGATGGGCCACCGGGATCGAGCTGGTCGACGGCGACGACGGCGAGGAGAACCCATTTCCCGACGGCGACCGGATGATGGTGTCCGAGGCGCCCGAATCGAAGTTCGGGAGCCTCCCCGCCGCCGACCTCGCCGCGTACGAGTCGGCGGTGAACGTCTTGTTGGGCCAGATCATGGCCGTGTCGGCGCTGCCCGCCCATTACGTCGGGATCACCACCGACAACCCCGCCAGCGCGGACGCCATCCGATCGTCGGAGGCGTCGCTGACCGCCCGGGCCGGCGCCCGCGCCGCGACGTTCGGGCGGGCCTGGGAACACGTCGCCCGCCTGGTCGCCGCGGTCCTCGACGGCATCGCGCCCGACACCATCGACGTGACCGTCACCTGGGCGGATCCGTCGACCCGCTCGGTCGCGCAGGAGGCCGACGCGGTGGTCAAGCTCGTGCAGGCCGACATCCTCCCCGTCGGCTACGCCCTGGCGAAGCTCGGCTACACCGACGCCGAGGTCGCCGACATCCGCGCCGCTCGCCGCACCGACGCCCTGGACGGCGCTGGTGTCGACCTGACGGCGCTCCTGCCGTGAGCTACCGCACGACCCTGCTGCGCCTCGCGGACGGATCAGCGGCCGCGGTGGAGACCCTGTGGCTCGCCCTCGAAGCCGGGACGATCGACCGGGCCGGCTTTGTCGCCCGCGCCGCCACAGTGATCGCCACCGCGAACGCCCGGGCCACGACGCTCGCCGACGTCGCCCTCGCCACCACGATCAGCGTGCAGCTTCGCCGGGCCGTCCCCGCCCTCGGCATCGCACCCACCGACGACGTCGCACGCCTCACAGCGGCAGCGGCCACCGTCGTCGACCTCGGCACCATCGGCCGCGCCGTCCGCCTCGGTCGATCCGAACCTCTCGACACCGCCGCCCGGGTCTACTCGGCCGGGATCCGCGAGTCGCCCCACGTCGTTGGCTGGGAACGCCAGACATCGGGCACCGCCTGCGAGCTCTGCGCCAGCTGGGCCACCGCCGGGATCCTGCCCGACACCGTCGAGATGAACACCCACAAGGGCTGCAGCTGCATCCCCATCCCCGTAACAGAAGGAGCACCATGACCACCGAACACGACGACACGGCCGATCCCGCCGCGGAGGTGTCCCACGATGAGACACCTCCGGTCGAAACCGAACCTTCACCCGTGAATGAAGGTTCCGACGACGAGCCCGAGACGTTCCCGCGGGCCTACGTCGAGCAGCTGCGCCAGGAGAACGCCGGCTACCGCCAGAAGGCCGGCCGTGCCGAGGAGGCGCTGAGCAGACTGCTCGAAACGACGGTGCGTTCCGCCGCCGCCGATCACCTGGCCGACCCCGCCGACCTGCTCGCCTTCGGGGACGCCGACGCACTCCTGGATCCGGATGGCTGGCCCGACGCCGACCGGATCGTCGCCGCCGCCCAGGCGCTCGCCCAGGCGAAGCCGCACCTCACACCGCGCCGGCCCCGCGGCGACATCGGCCAGGGCGCCACGCCCACGGGCGACTCCGTCAACCTCGCTGCGATCCTGAGGGCGGGTGCATCATGAGCGCGGCAGATGACCTCAAGCAGCTCCGAGCCGACGCCGAGGCCGCTGTGCTGCGCCGCATCGTCGACGCACGCGACGACGTGGCCGTGATGCGACTCGTCGAGCTCGCCCAGGCTGCAGCGCTCCTACGGGCGGACCACGGCCGCGGCGGCAAGGTCACCTTCCAGTGACACCCCTAGGGGTATGCTGTCTGGACGGTCCTGGTGGCCGTGAGCGTTGCGGGCCTGGCGCCCGACGTCGAGAACCTCACCCGTTCCGTGTTGCCAATTGGCAACACGTCCTGACGTCAGGAGCCCACCATGGCTGCATCCACCACCACCGCCTCCGAGCTGACCGCCGAACAGGTCCTCAACCTGCTGGTCCGACCGCTGGAGGACGCCTCAGCGTTCCTCGCCGCCGGTCCCCGGATCTTCGACACGACCGGCCCGCTGCGCCTCCCCAAGCTCGACGCCCCCGAGGCCCCGTCCTGGCACGGCGAGAACGAACCGATCGACGAGGTCGACCAGGAGTTCGACGAGATCACGCTCCTGCCGTCCACCATGAAGTCCGTCAAGAGCCTCACCCGCTACAGCAACGAGCTGGCACGGCAGTCCGTCATCGCTCTCGACGCTGCGCTCCGCGAGCGACTCGTGCGCGGCGTCGCGGACAAGATCGACCAGGCGCTCATCGCGGGCGACGGCGGCAGCCCCTCGGGCACCGAGCCGGTCGGCCTCCTGAACTACCCGGGCACCCAGGAGGTCGAGGTCGACGGCGTCCTCGTCTTCGACGACCTGAAGGATGCCGAGGGCCTCGCCCTCGCCGCGGACGTCAACATGGAGGCGCTGCGCTGGTGGCTGCGCCCCGAGACGTACACGGCCCTGTCGAAGCTCGTCGACGGCGACGACCGCTACCTGATCCAGCCGGACCCGACCAAGGCCGGCGCCAAGACGCTGCTGGGCTACCCGCTCACGGTGACCAAGCGGATCCCCGACGACGCCGGCACGACCTCCGCGGTCCTGGCCGACTTCTCCCAGATCGCCGTCGCACGCGACCAGGCCCCGACGGTGAAGATCCTCGACCAGACCTATGGCAACTACGACCAGATGGCCATCCGGGTCACCGCCCGCTACGACGCGGCACCGATGAACGCCGAGGCCGTCGTGCTGCTGACCGGCGTCGACACCGACGGCGGCACCGGGTCCTGACCCGTGGCCGTCGTGACGACCACCGACCTGGAACTGTTCCTCGGGCGCTCCGTCGATCCGTCCCAGGCGTACGCACACCTGGACACCGTGACGGCGTTCGCCAGGGCGTACACGCGGGGCCGCGGGTTCACCAACGGCGAACCCGCGGACGACATCGCCACCGTCATCGTCACCGCCGTGTCCCGGCTGCTCGGGAATCCGGAGGGAACGATCACCGAGACGATCGGCTCCTACAGCGTCCGTCACGCCGGCTTCAACGGGTTCAACCTGGTGGAGTTGGCCGTGCTGAACAACTACCGCAGGCGGGCCGCGTAGGCACAGATCGCGTCCCAGCCGGGCCTGAGGGGGCCTGGGAGTGACCGGACCCACTCGTCCTTCCTTGAGTGGGTCACATGGCCGGTCGTTCCTTGCCGGGACGCTGGGGAGCACCGACGGCGTGGCGACGTCGGCTCCCACAACTGGAGCGGGGTGGCCGGCGATGTTCGCCCGCCGGTCACCCCGTCCCAACCGCGCCAGGCTCCGGGTCATCCTTGAGCGGAGTGAGCTTCGACCCGGTCAAGAACCGGGAACTCATCCGCCAGCGCGGCGCGGAGATAATTTCGGACCGGAATTATCTCCGGTCGGGCGCGGGCCTGGCGCTCGTTGGAAGTGGGAACCATGGTTCCCACTGCCGCCGCCTCCCATGGGAGACGTCGCAGGAGCGCCTCCACCACCACCGCATGACTAATGCAATGCACCGGCAGCGACATTGTGTTAATGTGCATGTCTATGACGAGCGCCGTGGTCTACTGCCGCATCTCCCGAGACGTCGACGGAGAGGGACTGGGCGTCGAGCGGCAACGCAAGGACTGCCTCGACCTGTGCTCCAAGCGCGGGTGGAGCGTGACCGACGTGCTGATCGACAACGACGTGAGCGCGTACAGCGGCAAGCAGCGACCCGGCTACGACAAGGCCATCCGTGCGCTGACGGAGCGACGGGCGGACGCCCTGGTGGCATGGCACCCGGACCGTCTGCATCGGTCACCGCGGGAGTTGGAGGACTTCGTGTCCATCGTCGAGCAGACAGGCGCCTCCGTCGCCACCGTCACCGCTGGTGACGTCGACCTGTCCACCCCCGAGGGGCGCCTCCAGGCCCGTATTGTCGGAGCGGTGGCCCGCAAGGAATCCGAGGACAAGAGTCGTCGACTGCGCCGCAAGCACCTCGAACTGGCCGAGGCCGGAAAGGTGGCTGGTGGTGGCCCCCGACCGTTCGGCTTCAAGGCCGATCGGATCCGCCACGACGCTCGCGAGGTGAAGCTGATTCGCGAGGCCGCCCGCAGGGTGCTGGCGGGGGAGTCGTTGTACGCGATCACCAACGACTGGACCGAGCGCCACGTCCCCACGTCGACCGGTGCGAAGTGGTCCACCACCGCACTGAAGACCTTGCTCATGGCACCGCGTGTGGCGGGCCTGCGTTCCCACCACGGCGAGATCGTCGGGCCTGCGGTGTGGAAGCCGATCCTCGATCGAGACACCTGGGACGCTGTGACCGCCGTGCTCCGGACCCGCGGCCGTGCCCGCACACGGCCCCCGCGTGCCTACGTGCTATCCGGTGGCCTGGTCCGATGCGGGAAGTGCGGCCATGCACTCGTCGCCGCCCCGCGGCCCTACGGGCGGGCCTACGCGTGTCTGTCCGGTCACGGCGGATGCAACAGCGTCAGCATCAAGGCCGACCCGATGGAGGAGTTCGTCATCGACGCCATGTTCGAGGCGCTCGACGGTCCCGAGCTTGCGGAGATGGTCGAGCCCGCCGACGATGCTGGAGATGTCCGCCACGAGCTGGGCGATGTCGAGGGGCGCCTGCAGGACCTCGCAGACATGTTCGCAACGGGTGCCATCTCCAAGGCCGAGTGGATGCGGGCACGCTCCAAGCTGGAGGACCGCAGGACGACGCTCGAAGCCCAGGTTGCAAGCGCCGTTTCCACGTCGCCCCTCGCGGCCTACCGGGACGTCGGAGTTCTGCGGAGTCGATGGCCGACGCTCACCATCGACCAGCGCCGCACGATCATCGCCGCCGTCATCACCGCCGTGAACGTGGCCCCAGCCGGCAGGGCGGGCGGCCGCGTGGACCTTGACCGTGTCACCATTGAATGGAGGGCCTGACCATGGCCAGCGAGTTCGACGACCAACACCCCGCCTACGACGTCGTGGACGGCGTGTACGGGTACTGGCGCCAGGACCACACACCCGAGGGCGGCGGGGGGTGGGGGTTCATCCCGGACACCCTCGAGGGGGAGGACGCTGGCACGCGGATCCGTCGCGTGAACCGCGAGCTGGAGAAGGCGAAGACCGCCGACGAGAAGAAGGTGGACGCCACCGTTGCGGCGTCCAGGTGGTGCGGCGACCACCCGGAGGAGCCCCCGGTCCTCCGGATCCGATGCGTCGCCACCTCGGCCAAGGGGAAGGCGTGCAGGTCGGTGGCGGCCAACGTGTGGAAGACGCCGAGCGGCTACCTGTTGTCAGGACTCATCTACCCGTTCACCGAGTCGCGGATGGCGGACGTGAACCTGGCCATGGCCGCCCGGGACGACGGACATCCGCTGCTTCAGCCCCTCGCCCAGATGTCTGAGGCGGTGGCCACCGAGAACATCCCGCTGCCCGTCATCGTCAATCTGTCCAGCCCGACCATCACCATGCCCGGCGACTGGTTCACCGACGCCCGACCCCGCGTGCTGTTCGGGTGTGAGCATCACGGCAATCAAGCTCACCCGATCGACGACCTCTTGAACGCGGCCAGGGCCAACGTCCGTTCCGGCAACCTCAAGCGTGACGTCGAGTTCAACCCACAATCGGGGGACGTGGTCTAGAGTTCTTCCTGTTCGGGCGCTTGCCGCTCGGACACCAGCTAGGTCCCTCGTCGACACGACGTAAAGCAATACCGGCTTGGACACCGGAAACCCGTATCGCCACGAGGTTTCCGCCATGTCCGAACGCCCGTCCGTGTCCGAGTACGTCGCCGCATCCCGAGCGGCGCAAGGACTCCCTCCGAAGGTCGCTGACCGAGCCACGCTGCAGCGCGTCGCTTCGCTCATCCGTCCCGCGCCGCAGGACCAGCGAGCAGCGTCATGACCGGGGCCGGCGAACGCCCCGACGAACTGACCGACGCCCGGCTGGTTGTTCTCCGCCATGGAGACGCCGTGCGCCGCTGGCACCGTGCCGATGACCAGTTCAGCACCGCGTCCCGCGAGCTGCTGAAGGCGCTCGCTGATCCCACCGTCGACGCGGACGAGCTGACCGACCTCCGTATGGGCGTGTGGGTCGCACTGCAGCAGTACCACCGGCTGGAGGACGAGCTGGTGCCGTTGGAGGTGGCGCTCGACGAGGCGCTCCTGGTGCTGGCCGAGACGTCGCTGCAGACCAGGGCGGCAGCATGAGCGACACGGTGCTCGCCTCCCTGCTCGACCGGGTCGACGACGTGTTCACCCGGTATGTCGCATTCCCGTCCGACGCAGCCCGGTACGCGGTCGTCGCCTGGGTCGCGCACTGCCACGCAGTGGACGCGTTCGATTCCACGCCCCGCCTCGCCGTGCTCAGCCCGGAGAAGGGCAGCGGCAAGACGCGGGTGATGGAGGTGATCGAGTTGCACGTCCCGAACCCGATGCTCACGGTGAACGTGTCGGCCGCGGCCCTGTTTCGGAAGGTGGCGGAGCCGGGCGTGACCACGGTGCTGCTGGACGAGGCCGACACGTACCTCGGCGTGAGGGTGGCGAAGGAACACGAGGACATCCGCGGGCTCGTCAACGCCGGGCACCGTCGTGGGGCGAAAGCGATGCGCGCCGCGATCGGAGCGAAGGGCGTCAAGGTGGAGGAGTTCGACGCGTTCGCTCCCGTCGCCCTGGCCGGCATCGGTGACCTGCCCGACACGATCATCGACCGATCGGTCGTCATCGCGATGCGTCGGCGCCGAGCCGACGAAACCGTCGAGCCGTTCCGGTGGCGCAAAGCGGAACGTGCCGCCGAGCACCTGCGCGGTGAGCTGACCGAATGGGCCAACGGTGCCGTTGCGGACCTGGAGGACGTCGAGCCGGACATGCCGCCCGGCATCGTCGACCGCCCCGCGGACGTGTGGGAACCGCTCATCGTGATCGGTGACGCGGCCGGCGAACCGTGGTCGACGCGGATCCGGTCTGCTGCGGTGGAGCTCAACCAGCTCCGCGCCGAACGCGACCCGTCTCTCGGCATCCAACTGCTGCGCGACTGCCGCCGTGTGTTCACTGCTGCCGGTGTTGACCGACTGCCGACCGAGCAGCTGGTCGACGGCCTGGTCGCCCTCGACGATGCGCCCTGGGGTGACCTGCGAGGCAAGTCGCTGGATGCCCGTGGACTGGCCCGCCGGATCGCCAAGTACGAGGTGAAGCCACGTCAGCACCGGTTCGGCGACGACACGAGGAAGGGGTACTTGACCGAGGACTTCCACGACGCGTGGGCGCGGTACCTGACGGCAGATCCTGGCGGATCACCCGTTGCGAACAGCACGCCCGCCGAGCCTGTTTCGGTTGTTTCGGTTGTTTCGGTCCCTCAGCCCCAGGAAGGCGCGTTGTTTCGCTCGCGAGAGAAAGTAGAAGGGGGTGAGGTTGAGGAGATCCATTCAGAGACCCTCGACCTGACTGTTCCCGAAACAGGGAAACAAGCGAAACAAGCGGAACGCGACGACCTCTGCCCGGTCTGCGATGAGCGGCCATCCAGCTCGTTCGCAGTCGGCGGCATGTGCGCGCCGTGCTCATCGGAGATGGCGACCGCATGACCCTCCGTCCGTGCCTCACCTGCGGTGAACCCAGCGACGGCAGCTGGTGCTCAGACCATCGCCGCAACGACGACCACACCCTGACGCGCACCCAGCGCGGCTACGACAACCGCTGGGCTCGCCTGTCGGCGCGAGCCCGTCGGCTGCAGCCATGGTGCTCCGACTGCGGAGCGGTCGACGACCTGACCGGCGACCATCTCCGCTGGCCGGCGCGGACCCTGGCCGACGTCGACGTCGTCTGTCGCTCCTGCAACTCCGCCAGAGGCCCTGTGAGGACCCAGGGGACGGACCCCCGGAC